GTGTATATCCATCTTCTTCATATAGCGTAAACCGCATAGGTTTTGTGCTGTCAATCTGCCAGAACCGAATGCCAGCTCGAAGTGACCCGTTTTCCTCATCATAAAGCGGCGCAAATTCGGTCGCCTTGAAAACCTGCAAATGGTCATAGTTGAAGAACCCGTAAGACACCCCGTGAATTAAGGCATTCTTTCCTGCGGCATACAGCTTTTTGTCGAAATCTTTGCCAAGTGCATCCTTTGTTTCTGGCTTTCCGAAACTTGCACCATTGCCAAGTAAGTATGATGCTTCCTGTGTTACAAACCGATTGAAGAAATTGCTCGTGCATTTGTGGTTTGCAGAAAAGTTGTCTGGCACGGCTTTACCTGACATAGTATAAAGCAATTTCTGATACTTTGTGATTGTCACATTCTTTTGCCGAGCATATTCATCTGCGATTAGTGCGGTTTCGTAAAACTCCGAACCTTTGTAATCGTTAATAACTCCCACAAGCCATGCGCCAAGTTCACCAGTATGCTCCTTGAAGTCTTGATATGTTTTCATTAAAACCCTCCAAATATAAGATTGTCACTATATTCCTGTTTCGGCTTCCACAAACGCTTCGTCTGCACGAAATACCGAACCGCATCCATGGCGTGGTCATTGTCTTTGATAACCTTATCCTCTGTCGATTTCTCATCCCATGAATAAAGTCCAAACTCGCGGATTGTGTTCTTACAGCAATCATTAAACATGATTTTGCCGCCTTGCAAGCATGAAGCCGTATGTCTGATTCCGTCCATAACCGTGTTTTCAGCGTGCCTTGCCTTGAACCTTTTTTGCTTACGAATAAGCGCTATAAAGCTCGCGGCAGAAGGATCAACAATCACAGAACTTATCGGCAAGTCGCCACAAAGATTCTCAAGTTCCTCGTAATAGTCTTGGTCTGTTTTCTGTTCACTTTGTCCTCTGCCAGAATGATAGTATTCTCGAATGGCATACCATACATCGCCACATCTGCCCCATAGAATCATAGCCGTAGGATTCAGCGTTCCGTAGTCCATTGAAACACAATACTCCGAATAGATTCTGTCCATTGTCGGAACGGTGTTGTTATACATCGGATAGACAAGACCTTCTGCAATGACCCATTCTCCAAGAAAGAACCGCTGATAGAACACACCCACATATTCGGCTTCCAACTGCTTTATATATTCAGCATCAAGGAATGGATTCTCCCAAATAGAGAACTTGGTTACTTTCTTATCAATCTTTTCGTTCTCGATGATGTCTGTATAAACGTAATTGTTTGGGCTGTCTGGGTTCGTTGTTGCAAAGAACTTTGCGCCTTTATAAGACAAACGTGAAAGGCACATATAGTAGAATCCTTGCGGAACAAGTGTTAACTCGTCAATGTACGCGCCAGCAAGCGTCATACCTCGAATCTTGTTTTCTGAACGTTCATTGTCCGCGCCTTCAAGCCAAATCGTATGTCCATACAGGGTCGCCTTTTTAGCATTTGTGCTAAACTCGAACTTCGGTTCAAGTTCCTGTAACAATCCGAGACAGTTACGGCGTAATGTGGTAAGAGTTTTGCCAACCATGAGAAACTCTGCGTCTTTTGGCATAGACGCAACAAATAAAGCCCACATGATAAGCGAAATCCAAGTTTTGCCAGAACGCACAGAACCTTCAAGAAGATTGATTCTGTGCATCGGCTCAACCAATACGCTTTTCTGTTTTTCACTAATTTGTACTGTCATATCCTGATAATACCTAATGAAATTTGAGTTGTCAAGTCAATGTACCATAATGAAGGATGCATAAAATCTATCCTACATACTACATTGATACCTTTTTAACACTTTTTGTAACGGTTTCTTATACCATTTTATATCATTCTTTTACTTTTTCTTATGCATAATTTTATATGTACCATAATTCCTATATTAGTAGGAAAGTAAAAAGAAAAATACAATAGAAATAAAAAGGGAAAATGTATTATGCTTCATACATTTCCCCTTGAAACGCTTTACTTTTTCACACTAAAACCATCCTTTTTATTCCAAATCAAACCCTTGATTTCGCCTGTTTCTCGGAGTTCTTCTCGACGATCAATACAAACTTCGATAAACGTTTTAAGGCTCTTTTTGCTCCATGAATAGCCATTCAATTCAAAGAACTTTTGGATGTCTAAGAGGGCTTTCGTATAACCACCGTTGAAACTATTCAGTATCATCATCTTTCCCTTTCAAAATCATTTTAGCGATTTGTTCAACAGCGGATTCAGCTTGCGGAATTTGTGCTTCAACGACTTCTCTCTGACCGAGCCATTGCTTGCCAAGCCAAATTGCCATGGCATACGATTTTTCTGCTTGCTTAAACTGAAAACGACGCAAACTGATTTTGCCATTTACGGAAAACACTTTATAAGCATCCGCAAAACACATTGGAGAGCCATCTTCATTTTGATATGTTCTTTGACACCATCTTTCGATGGTATCTTGAGAACAATCAAAGAAAGACGCTATTTCTTCAAGTGTACATTGAATTCCACACAACTTCTCGAATTGTTCTGCGGAAATCTCTTTTCTCGGTCTACCAACAGCAGCCATTTTACACCTCACTTAATAGCAATCCAACCCGCAAAGTTGAGATAACGCCAGAAACAATCAACCTTTGAAAAGCCAACTTGTTTCAGCATGTCTTCATTCCATCTTGCAGTAATAGGAACGAGAACACCTTCAAGACTTTTGCGCTTATTCTCGATTTGTTCCTGCGTATAGGAATGTTCGCCTTTCATTTTGTAGTATTCATCAACAAGCATAGAATCAATTTCATTTGTATTGCCGAGGACCTTTTCAACTACAATAAAAACGCCGCCTTTTCTCAAATTGTTATATACGCTTTCAACTATCTTTTGCCGATATTCGATAGGCGTAAACTGCAACGTAAGAACGGACAAAACAACGCTTGCATCAATTTCAGGAATTCCTTTCGTAATGTCATATTGCATAATCTGCAATTCATCTGAAGGAGAGCCGAACTTTTCTTTACAAGCTTTAATCATCGGAGCGCTGGTGTCAAGAAGAAGGTATTTCGCTTCACATCCAAACTTCCTGATAAAAGGAGCGATCGCATTCCCTCTGCTGCACCCGATGTCCACAATTGCGGAATTCATCTGAACATATCTCATTCCGATTTTTGTGACAAGGTCGCGCATTACATAGTATTGCGGAATGCTTCTTTCAAGCATATTATCGAATACGTTTGTTACTTCTTCATCGAATTCCCACTTACCTGTTTTTACAACTTCATCAATCATTTTTAAATACCCCTTGAGATTTCATTATATAGGCCTATAATGGCCTTTTTGCCGTTTCTATTATAGTTACTATTAAGAAGCCTTTCGTGACATTCTCGAAGTCCTGAGTTTATCTGATAGGAATGGTCTGTTTGGTCACGATAGAATGGCTCTTTTCGATAGTAGTCCATAAACGCCGCAATAGATGGATATTTCGGAACAGGCTTATTCATGCACTCGAACGTGAAGCCGAGAAGGAATTGCTCAATTTCCTTTGACCCATAAAAGTCTATATTTTCCTTGCCATAAACCCTTGCGAAGCGTTCGATATTTGCGCCTGAGAAATTGAGGTCATCTCCGAAATATTTTCGAAGATCAATGATTCCTTCATCACCAAGATTGTGATATGCAACTTGGACTTTTCTTTGAGTGCCGAAATAATCATCTCCACCCATGCCTGTAATGATAGTATGTTGCTCCATAGCTGGATAGATATAAAGCCAAGGAGTCATGCATTGTATAATGGTTTTCTTCACTTTTTCACAATAAGGAATGACCCTCTTTACATCTCTATAAATGCTGTCCACGTCGGACGGAACACATACTTCGTGAAGATTCAAACCGAAATACTCGCAAGCATGTCTTGAAGAAATGAGGTCTCTGCTTACAATTCCGTTCATATAGAACGTATAGCACTCTGGCTTTCTTCCCGTTTCCATCATGGCAAAAAGAACGGTAATTGAATCAGTACCGCCAGATAATGCAAGCGCAGAGTCCTTATTAGGATCTATTTCTTCAATTCTCGAAATGTATATCTCACGAAGCTTTTTAGCGTCTTGATCATCGAACTTTTTCTTCACTTTATCTCTCCTTCAGCCTTCATTTCCGCTATTGTCAAATCGGCAAATGCTATCCCGTGCATATACACGCATACCTGCTTCTCGTTGTCTATTCTGTCTTTGCAAAGTTGCTTAATTGCATATCTGTTTTCATCAAACGGGAACTCATCTTGATACTCGGAGCAAAGCTGCTTTGAATAGTCAGAAATGGAGTCGCAATTTGCTCTGAATGATTCATCAAGCGTATAGCCACAATCAAGAATGATGAAAAGCTTCGGCTTATTAAGCAAGTTATTGCTTATCATATGCTCCTTTTCAAAGTTGGAGGTGCACACAACAACAACATCGCATTGATTCAGAAGTTCAAGATTCTCTGTATCATCCACAACTGCATCGACAAACTTGTCAGCATTTTTGCCTACACATTTATGACTCCCTCTTATGACGGATGTGTTGATTCCGAAAACATCATTGATTGCCTTGCAATTAGAGATGTTTGTTCTTCCACACCCAATGAACCCTACTTTGTCAAAGTTCAGCTTTACGCCTTGTTCTTCGATAATGCTTATCGCAACACAAGTCATAATACCACATCTGAATGGGGTAAGGCCTATATCATGATATGACACCATTCTGCTTTTCTTTTGCATGAAGATGTCTTCGTGATACTCGTTCTTCAAGTCATCAACGTATATTTCCTTTTTGCCTTCCCAACCGCTTAAAGTTTTGGATGGCATTATAGTTTTCTGAGTAACCGCTATTTTGCCTTTTCTGTTTAAGGTTATAGTTTTCTTTATTGGACAGTAAAAAGCCGTTTCTTGGTCATCTGAGAAAACAAGACGGTAACTTTCGAGCATCTTTTTATATGCATTTATAATATCACTCATTTTTGCACCTCTATTTTGTCAAGAATTTCAGTCTGAATTGTCTTTGCAACAGCCATCGTCATAAGCGGCGGAACCATTCTTCCTAACCGTTCATACTGCTGTTCATACTTACCTGTCAAGATGAAGTCATCAGGTATGGAAGTCAGCCGTTTCAACTCTGGAATAGTATACGACCTGTCTTCAAGCGGATGAATCGGCATACATCCTCCAATACCACATGATTGAAGGACAGTATTTGCAGGTTGATACATGGACGCTCGAAGAAGATTGAATCTGGACTTCTCGTGAGAAATAGCGCCCCAGTACAAAACCTTTGACGGATTCTTTCTCATCTTTGAAATGCAACATTTGTATATGCTCGTTTCCTTCCATTTGTCAAGAAGCCATTGCCTTTGCTCATCATCTTGAACAAGACCCTTAAATGCGTCATTCAATGTCAGAACGGGAAGCTTCGGTTTCGGAAAAACAGGCTCAAATCCCAAGTCCTCTCTTACTCCAACGAAAATGATTCGCTCCCTTGCCTGCGGGACTCCGAGATATTTAGAGTTGAGCAACTTTGCTTCGACTTTATAGCCACATCTCTGCATCTTTCGTAAGTAGTCCTTGAAATAACCGATTGCAACGCCCTTGACCATTCCGCTGACGTTTTCTGCGACGAAAGTTTTTGGTTGAGTTCCGTCAACCAATCTAATGTATTCTTCGAACAGGTCTTCAATTCTCTGCTTTTTTCCATCGCTATAATCGCGCTCCTGATTCCATCCTTTTTCACGCTTGCCGTTCGTAGAAAAGGCGCAACAAGGTGGCGACCCGTCGAACAAATCTATTTCACCCTTTTTCAGCCCTGTCGCAAGAAGGATTTCCTCTGGCTTTACCTCTCTGATGTCGCGGCAGTCAAGGATGGTTCCTGCATGGTTTGCTCTATATGTGTTCTGCGCTTCCTCGACAAATTCGTTTGCCCAAATCACATGATAGCCAGCCATTCTATAACCAGTACAAGAACCTCCACCGCCTGAAAACGTTGACACAACATTATAGCCATTCCAAGGAATGGCTTCTATCTCCTTCATCGAAGGAACTTTATATTCATTTCCACTCATATCCGCACCTCGGACAAACGTGCATTGTTTCAAGCTTTTCATCGAACTTCTTGAAGTCCTCTGGAAGCTTCTCAAGCTTCTCCTCTCCATAATCATCAAAGTCAGGAGTATCGAATCCGAAGTCATTCATGTCAATATCGAGAATGTCGCTCAATTCAAGGTCAAGGACAGCAAAGTCCCACTCGGAGTTCTCTGCGGTCTTATTGTGCGCTAATGCATATGCTCTCCTATCTTCATCACTAAGATGGTCGAGCCTGATTGTGGGGACTTCTTTCATTCCAAGGTTTTTAGCCGCAATCAGCCGACCGTGTCCTTCCACAATAAGGTTATCCTCTCCCCAAATGCCGATAGGATCATCAAAGCCAAATCGCTTGATGCTATTCATTATCTTTTCGATGTCTTTGAAATCATGCTTTCGTGCATTTCTCTCATAAGGTTTGAGAGAATCAACAGGCAAATAGGTGATTTTAAGAGTGTGTTCCAATGCCGTTTCTCCTTCAAATATAATTTTTTGAACGTTGCATGTAAATGCAACAAAAAGCACGGTACTTACCGTGCTTTCATTATACTTGCAGTTTACTTTTTTGTCAACTGATTTCCGAGATAAACCTCGAAAACATTTTTGCATGACGAGCATTTGACTTCAATCAATGCATCACCGCTCATCAACTTTTTGAACAATTTATGTCTGCAATATGGGCATCTTACCCAATTGTCTTTACTTTCCATTCGTAAGCACTCCTTTCATATAGTCCTTGCCTTTTCCGATGATTTTGTTCGCCGCAAAGAACACACACTTCTTACCGAACATTTCTTCAAAAGCATTCGTCAACTTTTCATTATCATAGTCATATCCAAGTGCATGACCGTAACATGAACGATACCGAGCTTTCGGCATTTTGCTGTACCAGTCAAAGCCAATCACTCTGAAGAAAGCAGGATGTGTAAGGGGGAATGAAATTCGTTTCAAATCCAACGGCGTGTTGCTCGACTTAACTTTCACAACGAGGACATCTGCATCTCTTGAATCGTTATAAGATTGAACAGCATACAGATTGAATTTGTAACCTTGCGCCTCCAGTTCGATGATTGCAGAAAGCATTTCCGAGCCAGCTTTCATAAAGTCTTTCGGCTTATATGAGGATGCCGCAGTCATATCATAATATACATCAATGACCTTTGCCTTGATAGGCTTCATATACGAGTTCTGCATGGAGTTCGGAACGCCTTGAATTGCAAGCGGTACAATCGGAGCGTACCCAACAATGTCATTCTTGAAGCTGATTCGCTTACCCTGTCCAGCAAAATTGGCTTTGATTTGAGCCTTCATTTCATCAACAGCCGCTTGATAACCAGTCTCCATCAAATGAAGTGCTTCATTATAGCTTTTCACGCTATGCCAGCCCTCGCTTACTTCGCCAGGTCTTTGCATATCGTTAAAAGAACTATTTGTGATCTTTCTTGTCTTTGCAACTTCAACAACTTCGGATGCTGTGTTGAAACATTCAACCGTCAGCTTTTTGTTGCTCAATGCTTTTGGCTTGTACTCTTTAATGATGCTCATGGGTTCTTGACCTCTCTTTCCTTACCTTGATTCTATCGTATCATAAAAAGTTCGAAATGTAAACTCCCTTTTTTACTAAGAAGATGAGGAATTTTCCTCATCTTCTCGAAGTAGCTTTCTTCAAAGCCTTGAAGTATTTATTGTCTCCAATCATCATCTTGTCTACAATCACTTTGAGGTCATCCTTTTCGAGCGACTTCAGTAAGCACGTTTCAAGAAGTTCAACCGTGTCCATGGAAGCATCAAGTTTAGCCATGCGGCTGATTGCGCGATAGCTGACAACCGTTCTGATACCACATTCTGCTGTGATCATACGGAAGTTTCTGCAAAACTCAACAAGTTCCGTATTGCCATTCGCACAACCATCTTCGATGTTCTTGTCATAATCAACACGCACCATTGCGAATCTGTCGAGTGAAGCGGCATCCAACTGATTGCGTCCAACGTAGTCATAATCAGCACCATTGCCGAATGTATTGCCAGCGGCAACCACTCTGAAGTTCGGATGCGCCGCAACGTATCCAATCGGTGCTGGGAAGTCGAAGTAGCGGTTTGCAATCGCCGCATTCAGAATGATGAGCACTTCGGGAATCGAAGCATCCATTTCATCGAGCATGAACAATCCGCCATACTTGAATGCCTTGTAAAACTGGCTTTCGTGAAACGTTCCCATCGCATCGGTGAAGCCTGTGATTTTGTACTCCTGCGTAACGGCGTTGCTGAAATAGAAGTCCAAGCCAAGCGCCTTTGCAACTTGCTGGCAGAGGAAGTTCTTACCTGCACCAGCGGGACCAGTGAGGAACACGGGTTCATCGGCTTGAACGAACTTCAGAATGGTATCGAACTTATTGTGAACGATGCCTTCCATCTGGACTTTCTTATCACCGATGATCAGATCGACCTTACGCTGAATCGAGCCATACTCTTTTTGGATGAAGTTCTTGACTTCTTCCATCGCCTTGTCAACGACAGCACTTTTGATTTCTTCGGACTTCGTTTTTGCAAGAAGTTCAACAACGACCTGACCGAGAAAGTCGATGCTGGTCTGCGGAGTCTGAACGGGTTGCGGTGCGACCTCAACGGATTTCTGCTGTTCGATTCTGCTTTCTTCAAAAGCCTCAACAACCTTTTCAAATGAATCGAACTTTCCGGCGTTCTCTTTGATGAAGTTGCGAATCACTTTCGTGTCGCCATCGGCTGCAACGATTGCTCTATCTGCGAGTTTGATGTTGTATTCATTGCTGTACTGAATCCTGCAACCGTTCGTTGCATTGTAGTAGCTGATAACCAGATTGCGCTGCTCTTTAGTGATGATGTTTTCCATGAGTTCTGTGACCTCTCTTTCGTTAGTGACATCGGTTATTCCTTTGTCCTGATTCTATCTTACCACAAAATAGCCAAAATGTAAACTCCTTTTTTTAACTTTTTTGCAACTTTTTTCAACTTTTTTGATTCATCGTCCCCGATTTGAGATACTTCATACATTCTGATCTTTCTTTGTGCAATCGATGGATATACTTCAAAAGATCGTTCTTTCGACGCTTGCTTTTAGCGTGGGAAAGTTCCCATTCGGCTTCTTTTATCTTATAAAGATGGGTTTGCAAATCAACCATTTTCATTCCTCCCACGCATGCCTGCACAATAATTCAAGAGCATAGTCCAAATCTCTGTTGTCCTCTATTTTGAATCCAACCGCTTCTTCAATATCATGCAAACGTTCGTCTTCTATTATACAACTTTTCATTTCCCGTCCCTCCTTAAAATCCAAGTCAGCACCGCCCACATCGCTCTGCACAGTTCGCGCCGCACAACCCATGCATCATGCCATCCTTTACTTTCTACTTCGCACACTTGGCAACATTCTTCCATCGCCGCAAGGTGTTCGACAAGTTTGTCGTGTAGGTCGTTCGCCATTTCTTACCGCCTTTCTCCGTCAGCACAGAAATAGTCTTCCGGCATCTCCCATCTGTCCCATTTCTTGCAGTAGATCGCTCCGCACCCGTCATCTTTTGTGTGCTTGCAATCCTTGCACCGCACCAATTCGCCTTGATAGGTTCGCACGATGCCCATTCCTTTCGCATCCGATTCAACACGATAGATCAATTCCTTCGGTTTAAATTCAGCCATCACTCTTCTCCTCTCCGCATCCTCGCGCCGCAGTTCGGGCAGAATTGGTATCTGCACCTCTTCGTCCACGCCTTATCTCTCGTTGGCTGAATGTCATAGCAAGTTCTGTGACATACGGAACAATAGAACTGTGCCGACCTCGGTCTTGTGTTCGCTTCAATCCACTCGCCCTCTTGCGACAACCGCGCTTCCAGTCCCGCAATCCGCTGTTCAGCCGTTTCGAGCGCGTCGGCGGCATCATTCGCAAGCGCGGATTCGCACCACGGTTCGCGGTCATAGTATTCGCAGTCCCAACATCTGTCGGGGCTTTGTTTCCCGCATTTCCGCAACGCCTTAATCAGTTCTAAGTTATTCATTTTGTACCTCAGTCGACTTAATCAATTCATAATTGTTCATTCAGTTCCTTTATTTTCCGTGCTGCTTCTTCTCTCGTTGCAAATATAGTTTTTCCGAAGTCATTCAAAACTCTCGGTAAGTTAGAAAACGTCAGCTTTGATTTTATCAAATATCGTGTCTCATGTGAACAACCTGCTTTTTTTATAGTGTCAACAATAATCCAAATATCTCCATTCATCGGAACAGGCAACACAATCTTATTTTCATTCATCGATGATTCAAGAGCATCTGCTATTTCTGAAACCAAACGCCTTGCGCACTCATTGCCGACAAGACCGTTATGATAACGCGGGCATTCTTCAATGCAAGTATTCGGGACAACGGTACAATATCTTAATGCCTCAATTAGTTCTTCAATCATATTTTTTTATCTCCTTTTCGACTTTTTCAAGCAAGAATTTTTCATGCATTACAATAGCAATCTTTTGAGACTCATCAAATTCGTTTTCTTCTGCTTCACAAAACATAGTCATATCTTTAGGATTCAATATATTGGCAAGAACATCGCGCCACATCTGCATTTGGCAAAGCTTAACACCATGCCTTCTGCCATAAAAATACATAGCCATGTTTGAAGCAAAAACAATAGCACTAATCAGCAAATATCTCCACCAATTCATTCTGTAAAGTCCTCGATTCTATATTGTCGTTTTAGGAATTCCTTTTTAGCTACATCAGAAAGTTTTATGCCTTGATACAAAATCCCTTCTGCAATTCTCTTTTTGTCTGGCAATTTTTTACCAATTTCAAGAAAGAACTTTCTACTTGTCATTACATACTCTTTGTTTGCAGATGCCCATGCAGTATATACAGAATAAAGTTGGCTTGCAATAATGCCTTGTGCCGAATAATCTATAACAATGCAATCATCAGCAAATGTTGCAAGCAAGTCCATTTCTGCCTTGTATTCAAGAGTCGCATCCTGAACAGCTTTAGGAGGTTCAATGCCTTCTTTCTGCCACAACATACATCCTTCAACAGCCCAATGAAGAATCTGCGGCATTTCGGCTCTGAACTTATACTTTAGCATCTTATCTACCTTTTCTGGCGGTATCGTTACTTCAAAAGGAATCAATCTGATTCTGCGCCAAATGCCGACATCAGTTCCGCGAATGACAGGCTTGTGATTAGTAGCAACCCAAATCTTAAATTCGGGAGCATATTCGAATTCATCGCCAAACAGGAATCTACACGTTACCTTACCGCCTCCTGTTAACTGCTTAACTAAACCTTCATTTAGTCTAACTCCTTCTGTCGGTTCTTCTGTGGTAACAAGTCTTGCCGACTTTAATCGAGCAATATCCGAGCCAATGCTATCGCCGTTCCGCTTCATCATAATTGTTTCAGGTTGAGCATTGTTTGCATATCCACCAAGCATATCAGCAATCGTTTCAATAAAAGTGCTTTTGCCGTTGTTACCGATTCCGTACAAGAAAAACGCACATTGTTCTCTCGTACTTCCAGTAAGCGAATATCCGATACACTTCTGCAAATATCTTTGCAATTCCTTGTCTCCACTTGTCACATCATCAAGGAATTTCATCCAGCGTTCTGGCTTCTTGCCAGAAACATCATACTCGCAGTTGCAAATATTCGACATCATAAAGTTCGGGTCATGCGGTATCAGCTCTCCGTTTCTAAGATTTACGATACCGTTCTGACAATTCAAGAAGTCCGTGTAAGCATCCAATTCATTCACCATAATAGGAATACCATCAAGATGCTGTGCTTCTATAATCATATTGCACTTTCCTGCCGAATTCGCTGTTTTTGTTGCAAATCTCAACTTTCGTTCACGTTCATTTTCATCTTCTTCAGCGAATGCTTCACGCTTCAAATCCTCAATTACAACATCGGCAAGCTTTTTGATTTCACCGCTATCATCATAGCACCAGCATTTACCTGTCCAGTACATCCATTTTCTGCGGTTGTATGAGTACCGAATACTTCCCTTATACTTGTCGCGCAACCTTTGTGCGTTCCCAGTATCGGTCATATCATACTGGTTCTTCGGGGTCATTCCTCGCTCTTTTTTAAACACGCTAATAGCAAGTTGCGTGTCATTCCCTTTTTGCTCATATACTTCACGGCAATCAAGACAAGCTTTTTGAATGGTCATTTGCCCATACGTCAAACTACCTCGTTTCTTGTCCCACTTATCACGCATCAACTTGGAACTTCTGAAAATCCTATCCATCTGTTCCTCGTTACGCTGTGTCCAAAATGCCAAGTGATTGCAAAGCACCAAATCAGCTTCAGACTGGCTTGCATAAAGCCCTTCCCATTGTCCACTATACAAAAGCTGAAACAAAGAACCAGTCTTGCAATTTCTCGCCTTGTCAATGACTTCTTGATCTGTCATGGAAAGAGGTTCAAATCTTTTAGGGGCAACATTTGGGGTTTCAGACGGAAGATATTTGCTGTGAAGAATCTTGATAGATTCTGTACAATCTTTAATCTCATTATATAAGCAATACGGCTTACCCGTCATAATAAAGTATCTACGTTCGGAATACATTTCCACATTGCCTCTGCGCCTTGCCCCATCAGGCAACTTCCCCTTGCAAATGATGTGGATTCCGTTTCCACTCGTGCTGTATTCAGTGTAGCTTTGAAGCCCTTCAACAAATTCATCAATGAAATCTTGATTCCCAATGCATTTGTCAAGGTCAACTCCGAAATAAGGCGGTGCAAACATGAAACCGATTCCGTTGAATCCGTACTTCTGAACGGCTTTACAAGCTGTCTCAAAGTCGCTCCAAGTTGACTTGTTGTTGCTCTGTGCGTTCTGCCCAGTATATGGGTTCTTTGGCAACTTATCGCCAGCCCAGCAAACCCATTGTTTGACCTTTTTCAATTCTTCAGGTATTGATTCGTACATATCACAACTCCTTTACTTCAATAATTCTGTAATTGCAATCCACGCCAAGTCCGTAAATCTTCTTGCACTCATCAACGGATGAAACAATACACGTCTGCCGTTTCCATTCCCAGCCGGAAAAATCGTCCGCATACTCAAACGTGATCTTCAGCATTTAAATCAACTCCTAACATGATTGCAAGTTCGTTAATTTGCTTATCCAATTCTTTAATATGGTCATTGAGCTCTTCCAACCGTTTCAAGTCCTCTTTCCTTTGTGATTCCGCGCCGTCAAGGTAGGCTCTCCAATACTGGATGATGTAATCGTCCTCGCCTTGTCTGTCCGCTTCCTTCATTCGCCTTCTTGCGAATTCAATGACCGTCATTTTCTTCGTCGGTAAAATCATACTTCGATTGCCTCCTCCATTTCAACTCTACTCAATTGCAAATTATAAGCATATTCAAGGCCTTCAATCACTCCTCTATAATAGTTCATCATCGGAACGTTATCAGTCTCCATCAACATTTCACGAACTTCTTCAATCTTTTCTGGAATAGTTTTCTTCGCTTTAACAATCATCATCACAATCAACCTCGTCAAATTCTGAAACCAAACAGTCTTTGCAATACTGAAAACCGTTGTACCAAAATAGCCGTTCAACTTCTTCCTTGCATTTGTCGCAAATGCAAACACGAACCTTATAATTCGGACAAGAATCTTTCATGCAAGGGAATCCGCAACTTACACAATTTGATTCGTACTTAATCATTGACTTTCTTTCCACCTTTCGCTAATTGTTTTTTGGCGTGTTCCAAGTTCTTGATTTTTGCATCCTTTTTTTTCTGCATCTTTTTCAATTTGTCAATTTCATCCAGACTTTCTTCTGTTTCATTGCACCAGCGAACGCAAACATCATCAAATCTTTTCTCCAGATTCTTCACTCTTTTCCTCAAATTCTTAATCTCTTTTTCAATCCCGAAAAAGACAATCACGGAAGCCGCAAAACATAAAACTACGAATGCGATTTCCGCGATTTGACAAGCAAGCACCATATTTGACATCTCCTTTCGTGTTCCATCTGTAACTATCTTATCATAAATGAATCAAAATGTAAATAGGAAATTTGACTTTTTATAAATTTTTTTTCTTTGGTCTGCACTTCTTTTAAGTATGCCTATTTTATCTACATAATCATACACTATGCCTTTTTCTTTCCCGTCTGCTTTCCTCCCCACTCTGCCACATGATTGCACAACCGTCACTTCATTTCGAGTGGGTGTTGCAAGAAATACGCTTCGAAGATTTGGTACATCCAAGCCTTCTTTTGCAATCGGATATGTCGCAACAAGAATCGGAACTTCGCCTCTCCTGAAACGTTCAAGCCCTTCTTCACGTTCTTTCTTCGATTGTGAACCTACAAGCAAAATCGCATCATCTCCAAATGCCCATTTGAAGAATTCGGCGTGAGCAACACGATCAGTCAAAATCATACAAGGTTTTTCACATTCTTTCACATCCTCACAAATCATTGCATTTCTGCCAGCATCACAAATAATCCCACTCATCAATTCATTGTGGTCAATTGTCCCATCTGGAGCAAGAAATGTTTCAAAAGGAGGATTGAAATTTGTTTCACGAAAAACAACTTCAACTGGACAAGTAGTATCTTCAACCGCCTCTTTCGGTACTTCATAAACTTTTTCTCCAAGCAATGCATACATGCACGGTTCAAGGCCGTCAGCCCGTTTTGGAGTAGCCGTAAGGCCAAATTTGTATCTTGCGGAAAGACTTGATACGACTTTCCAAAACATCATCAACTTCGTCGGTGTTCCCACGGCTTTATGGCATTCATCCACTATCACAACTTGCCAATAGTTTTTCATCAAGGATGTGGACAAATCAACATTTGCAAGAGTCTGCACAGTAGCAAAAGTTACCACTTTTCCAAGATCAATTTTACCGCCTGTTATAGTACCGTAATCATCCTTTGAAAGTCCATATACCGATTTTGCTCTTTCAATACTTTGATTCATCAAATCAATCGTGTGTGTAATCCAAAGCATACGCTGTCCAAGCCTTGCTGCGATCTCCAAGGCAATTTGTGTTTTGCCACTTCCACATGGTGCTACTATTATGCCATTCCGATTTCTCAGAGCCGCAAGAACGGCCTTTTCCTGATAATCATATAAGTTTATATTAGACCGATAATCAAACCGAAATTTGGGCATTGAGATTGCATTGAGAATGCCTTCATCAAATTGGTTTGCTCTATCAAAACAGAATTTTAACATCCCAAACGGAAGAACCAAATCGCTTCCGTGCCGTTGCCAAAGAACAACATCCTTTTGGATGTTGCCCACATACTTGCCTAATGCTTGCTTCTTGTAATAGTCTGGATTCGGGAACTCCAACTTTTGACGAACTTCATCAAAAAAGCTTTTAGTATAGTTTCTTATAACGATTTCAGACCCAACTGATGCTTGCATAGCAAATCCTCCGTCAACTTAATACTTGCCACATTCTTCTGCTCCAGCATATCATATGGTAACCAGTAGCATTTGTCATCGTACCAAGCGAAGATTCCAATGTATGCTCTGCTTGATGGATTCATTTCGAGAAACAGCTTGAATGCGCTTCTTTGGTTTTCTTCATATCTCGCAAAGCTAAATCTTCCACTTTGACAAACTTTGCAATCAGCTACAAGTACATGACCGTCTTTTGCGGCTATT